TGGCTGGTTTAGTAAATTTTATTGACAATTTACTGTATGGTTTTTTATCTTTAGATTGTCGCTCGTCATGGAGAACTGAAAACTATATGAGTTGAGGAGATTGTAAAATGTTTAGCGAAGACTTGATAAAGCTTGCGTTGAAAATTATGTCTTGCAGTCAAAAGGAACTTGCCAGTCAGCTTGGGGTTTCACCTACTCAGATCAGTAAATGGAAAAAGGGAGAGTACATGTTGAAGCGCCGCGCGAAAATTCGGGCGTTAAAACTGCGATAAATAGCACCACAAACAGCTTTGACACGATCAAATATATTTTGACTGACGCGAGAGAATCATCCAAGAAACAAACGACGCATCAGCCTAAACGTATTTGCATGTCCGGCATGACCAATCCATGATCTAGCTGAAAGCAGCAGCCTATCGCGGCTCAACTTGCCTTTTCTATACAGCAGCACCTTCCGTCTCATTTTACGCACAGAATCCTTACGCAACAAGCGATGCGTTGGCCATATTTTATAGCCCAAGAAATCCAGGGCGCGGCCTCTACTGAGAGCCACAGGGAAAACCTGAGTTTTACTATTGGTGGCCAGTCGCAGCCTGTCGACCAGAAATTGCTCAACACTCACTCGCACCTGCTGAAGGTGATCCTTACTATGATGCACAACAATAAAGTCGTCCATATAACGCACATAATGTCGCTCACGCAAATCCTGCTTAACAAATTGGTCCAGCTCATGCAAGTAGATATTCGCAAATAGCTGGCTTGTCAGGTTGCCGATGGGGATACCAACACCGTCCGTTGAGTCAACAATGCCATCCAGTAGCCACAGGGTGTCTCGACAGGCGATCCTCTTGCGCAGTAAAGACTTGAGCACTTCATGATCAATACTGGCGAAGTAATGGTGAATATCGGCTTTCAATACGTATGCCTTGCCATACTGTCGCTGTACCGTTCGCAACAGAGATTGCGCTTTGTCGGCTCCAGCATGGGTACCCCTCCCTACACGGCATGCGTAGCTGTCGGAAATGAATCTGGCCTCCCATATTGGCTCAATTGCTGCGACCAAGGCATGCTGCACAACTCGATCACGGAACGGTAACGCGGCCACCGTTCGCAGCTTTGGCTCGTAAACAAAAAATTCTCGATACTTGCCCGTTTGGTAGGTTTTCCACATCAGTTCGTTTTGCAGCTGGATCAAATTCTCTTCAAGGTGTGCCGAAAAGCGCAGCACTTCAGCCTTGTAGCGCTTGCCCTGTCGCGCACGCAGATAGGCAGCATGTAGCGCCTCGAAGGAGTAGATCTGCTGGTAGATATTTTTGTATGTTTTTGCCATGTTAATTCCAAAAGAGCGGCAGAGCCGGAGGGTCACCAAAAGGTTACTACACCAACTCTGCCTGTTTATGTTTTTCGGCCAAAGCCGAGGACTAGATATCCTTTTATTGTCGCACTGGAACAGCCCGCGTGCGGACTGAACTTCTGGCATGATGTAAGAGCGGGGCGGAAGCCGATATTGCTGTTCGCATTCGAGCGGGCGTTATTGAGGTTGAGCATGAACACTCCGGCATTCGTGCCATTGTTCCAGTTCCCGCCACGGATCGGCAACCGCTATATAATATCTAGCCCTTCAATTATGCTGCCAATTACTGGCGAACCGACTTTATCCAACCGCCAACCATGCGGCCAATTTCATCGAGCATTTTGCTCCACACTTCGTACTTCTTAAACGGTAAATAACCCAGCGTTTTGGCCATGCGCACCTGCGATCTCAGCAGGTCAAGTTCGGCGTCCAAATCCTGAAGTGTCGTCTTCTTGTAATAACGCCGGCTACATACGACAATTAGTCGCAATAGCCGCCACAAGCTCTGACGGATCTCCTGCGATAGTACGTGGCGTTCCGACTTCGGGAACTGCCGCAACGCCACGTAACCGTAAGAGATCATATCTTCGGTCTTTTGCTTAACAGCTAAATCGCTCACAGACAATACCCCGCGCTATCGCGCGATAAACAGATTACAGACATCAAAGCACAAAAGCGGGGCGGAAGCCGATAGCGCTGCTCGCAGGCGAGCGGGCGTTAGCGAGGCCGAGCATGAACACTCCGGCAACCGCGCCATAGTACCAGCCCCCGCCACGGAGCGGCAACCGCTCACCGACATTGCGCGCATAGATGTAATCGCCGCCAAGGCCACTGCCTGCCGGGGCTAGGCCGAGCTGCAACAGCCGCTGCGGCACGGTAATGCCAGCATCGGCGGCCATGGACTCAAACACGCCAGCGGCATACGTGCTGCCATCCGACTGGCTATCAACAACAGTATCGATCTGAACGCTGCCAGCTCCTGTTGCACCTGTTGCATCATATTTCAGTGTGCCTGCTGTACCCGGGTCGACTAACGAACCGTCGGCCGCTGCAATCGCTTTCCATAGCACACTAACTGCAGACTGATCCTTTGTATTGTCGGCTGCGTCATTGTCTGCCAGAACCTGGAGTTCACCATCGTCAATGCGCAGACCGCCTGACCATTCGTAAACATTGCCGTCAAGGTCGAAAATCCCATCCGGTGTATGATCATGGCTCCACGTTGCCGGGCCGCTGCCTGTTGCGGTCCGGGCGGTGCCGCTGGTGCCGAGGACAACGCCATCCTGCGTCAAACGACCAACCTCGTGTTTTTGATCAACATCGCGGCCGTAGTTATTGTTGCCACGCGGCATCGTGCCGTTTTTCCAGCTCCATAGCGCAATGGCCGCCCACTCGGCGTTGGTCATCAGGTGCCAGCCAGCGCCTTTATCCTTGCAGCGGGCCAGGGCGGTATCAAAATCGACATAGGTAGCCGGATCATGCCCCGGCAGCGACAGGGCCCGGCCATCGTGGACGGTTGCCTGATATTTACCGATAAAAATCGAGTTCTTTGCCACGCCATTAACGATAAATGCCGGATGCACGCCTGTACCCAGCGCCGGGTCGACATCCTCAAGATTAAACTTGGGGATCTCGACCATCACGCTCGGATAGCCCTTGTCATCGTACATCACGGTGTTTTTGCCACCGCTGGCCGCTTCAACGCTTTGGCGCAGGGCATCGGGGGTAGAAATAGTCAACATATCATATCTCCTTAAATTAGGTTATTGGATCGGCCACAGGACCAGCTTTACAGTATCCATGTTAATCGGCTGCAGCTGCCGGACCTGCAACGGATTGCCGTCACTGTCAAGCTCGCTACTGTCAACAATTTGGTAGGCGCGTGGCGGCAGCATTACGCTGGCCACATACCTGCCTGCTAATCCCTCCTGAACTACGCCTACTTGATCAACCGTTAAGTCAATGGTTGTCACCACATCGCTCTGTCGGTCGGCTAAATCGATTGCAAACCCGGCAACAGTCAGCTGCGAGCCGACCACGCCATGGTCGGCAACCGGCCCACTTGCTATACGCTCAATAATCATGTTCAACCTCCTAATCCCTGTTGGTGGCGGCCACGGTGTAGCGCACCAGCACGTTGTCGGCACGGCCGGTCATGCCGACCTTAAAGCCGTTATCCTGTTTGTCATAGGGGTACAACTCACCAACTGCCGAGCGATCCGTCGCCGACTCAACGGTCAGTAACACGTCGTAGTCCTGTCCAGCTGGCATGGCGTAATCCAGAGCCACGTAGGCACTGGGGAGCGCCGTGGTCATCCAGGAGCGTGGCTCCCTGATCTCCCGATTGTCCGTCAGCGTCACAGCGCTGATATCGTTGCCGGTATTGCCAGCGGGGATTATCACGGTATAGAGCAGCATCGCTGCATCGGGCACCGTCTCCCCAAGCAGCACGCCATATTCACCCGCGCCTAAATCAGCCAGGCAGGCATAGCGGGTGATATCATCAGTGCCAGGGTTTTCAGGAATCGGCACTTCCAGATCATCATCGGCAAGCTTGGCATAGCGGCCATCAATCCAGGCGATACTCTCACCACTACCGACGGTGCCGGTCTCGCTCAGATGCAGGTAACGAACATCGGCTTTTGTAAGCACAAAGCCCTGCACCACATGCTTATTCTTAATGGTGGTGGTGCCTTGGGAAAACACCCGCTGGCGCACATCATCTATGGCCTTTTGGTTTTGTGATGCCCGCGCTAATGCCTCTTGCATGCCTACCGCCAGCGGATTGGTCTGCTCACCAATATACTCGCGTGTTGCCAGTATCAACGACGGATCGACTGACAGCGAGACCGCCGCCGCACTGCCGACATCGAGATAGAGGCGCAGGAACAAGTCCTTGGCGCTACCGGATTCCAGCACCGGTTTGTATGTTTCTGGAAACTTTGCTATAGCGAACAGGTCACCATCAGCATCAAATAATCCGACTTCACGGATGTACCAGCCTCCGGCTTCCGGCGGCACAACACCTTCGGCGATCACGCGGCCGGGATTCGCGGCATCAGTCCGTACCGTACTTAAGCTGGCACGCCATTTCTCACTGACCAGTGATGTTTGGCCGACGCTGGGCGTGTAGCTTCCATCGCCGACGGCAATGTTAGCCAGATTGATCGAATCCTCGCTGGCCGCAGCAGCCGCCAACTTGGCTTGGCCGATGGTGGTTATTAATGTGTAATATTCATTCATTTTGCCTCCCTACTGTAGTGGGTAAACATCTACTGTTTCGCGCTGCAACAGAGCTGCAGCCACGTATAATGTTGCAAGACCATCAAGCACAGTGGCGGCTTCCGGCGACCACGATGCGGGATAGATTGACACGATGTCTGTATGCTGGATTGCACCGCCGTAATAGAGTGCGCCCGTGGTGGATAGTTCGGTGATGGCCCATGGCTCGATGCAGATACACTCGGATGATTGAATGGCGGCGGCAAGCTTGATCTGACTAGCTAGGCACGAGCGGACTTTGACCTCAAAGTGTGTCCGTACGTTTGCAGCCCCTTTAGCTGCCCGCTCGGCGGCATCCCATACATCAACATTGCCAGCTTCCGGGGTCAGGGTGAGTCGTGCCGTATAAGGATCACCGCCAAACTGCCACCACTCTTCAATCTGCACCTCACCGACACCGGCTGATGCCAGCGCCCTACGAACCGCACCGACAGTGCCCTTAATGCGATGTATGGCCATGCTTGCTGCAACCACGGCACGCTTTGTCTTTTCAGGCCAACTGCTGTCCCAATCATCGACACTCAATGCCCAAGCGAGCCAAGGCAACGCTTCAATTGGACAGGTTTGCGGATTCCACAAATCCCCCACTGGCACCGGCACATCACCAATGCGCTCGGTGCTGGCTTCAGTGGCCAGCTCAAACGGGGTGGCGTTAGGTGGCAGCAGGCTACTCATCCGTGCCCCCGGTGGTCACGGTTATGGCCGTGCAGTAGGCAGCAGCGGTAGCAGGAACCGTCAGACTGGTGGTTGGTTCTGCCAGCTCAACCCGTTGCACACCCGGCTGATGGAGAGCGGCATACACACCACTCAGGGTGACATCGTGGCCCAAAGCGTGATGATCGGATGTATATTTTGTGACGGCATCCTCGGCCGCCTGGCGGACCACATCGGCATCGGGGCCGGGGTAGACATACAGCGTGGCATCAATGGTGTAAGTGGTAATCGTTGCCGCCTGCACCGTCACCTGATCAGTCAGCGGCCGCACGGTTTCAACGTTGAGTGCGGCGGCCACCGCATCGAGCAACGATTGATCAGCGGTTCCATCAGCTGTAGTGCTAAGCACTGTCACCTGCACTTGGCCCGGCACCGGGCTTGCGATCGCTACATCTTTAACAGTGGCCGAAGCCGACAAGGCATGAAACACATAGCTGCCAGTGCTACCGGCGGTAGTGATCGCCTCTGGTGCCAGCTGTACGCGGCGGCGTAAGGCATCATCGGCTTCATAGCTGGCGGTGATCGGTGGCACCGCGCCCGGATCTCCGGCATCAATCAGTAACCTGGATACACCGTAAAGGGCGGCAAGGTTATCCAGATCAGCTCCTTTGGCGTAAGGCAACATCACCGCCCGAGCGGTGTCGTTAACCCGCTGGCGGATCAGCAATTCGCGGTAGGCAGCCACTTCTAGAATCTTATAGGCCGGGTCGCTTTCCACCGGGGCATAAAATTCAAGGTCACGCGACTGCAGGTCGGACAACATGGCGGCCAAAATTATTTCATAGTCCAGCGCCTCGACTACCTGCGGCGCGGGCAGCTGGCTTAAATCAATGCCGGTTTCACTCATAAAATCAATCCCTCCAATACCAGCTCACTGCCGTCGGGCAGATAGCTTCCATACAGGTTTAAAATCAATTGGCCAGCGGCAGTGATTTGCCCGGAAAGATCTGTCAAAGACACGCGAGGTTCCCAGGTGTCAAGCGCTTCAGCGGTAGCCGCATAGATCTCGATCAGGTTGGCCCGATTGAGCGGTGCATCAATGAGTTCAGGCAGGCGACTGCCGTAATCGCGGCGCATGACGCGAGTGCCAATACGGGTAGTCAAAATGTCACGGATAGACTGTTGTACATGCTGCTTGCCGGACAGCTCTGTTCCAGTGATTGCGTCCATACCTTTCATGGTGCCTCTCCGTCGATGGTGCAGCGGTAGCCCTGACCATTAATTGTATGGGTGACTGTCTTCATCAGCCACGATCCGACAAGGCCGCTACGACCGGCTGTCACTTGAAGGTCTCCTTCAGCCATTAACAGGTTGTTTCCTGGCAGGGTGGCGCTGATGGTTGCCGCGCCTCTCTCAAAGGCAGCCAGCTTTGCACTTGCTGCAGATTTGGCCGTGGAGGCATCAGGATAGGCGTGGCGAATGACATAGACGGGCTGACCGCTGCCAATGGTTACAATAATGTCCTGGGCGCTTTCGATGTCATGCCAGCGAGCCTGGACACTGCCATATTTGCCTCGCTCGGCCATGGTGACATGCCACCTTGTCAGGTCGTTTTCTACTGCAGTGACAGGAGCGATGGTAATGCCACTGGCACTTTTCAGCTCACCACGAGGAACAAACAACAGGGTTCCATTGGCCGGTTTTGATACCGCGCCACGTTCTCTGGCCAAACGGGTCAGCAAGTGCAGATCTGATTCTTCGGTCTGGTCAATATGTTCCAGGAGCATATTGGTGAACGCCTCTGAAACTTTTGCTGTGTAGCCGTGCTCGGCGGCAATGGTCGTGACCAGATCGCCGATGGTGATCTGATCCCAGCTGCGCGATTTTGTTGCCTTGAATGCCTGACGCATGTTGGCGGCTTTGGCACTTATGGTCAGCCTGTTCGGACGGCCAGAGATCTCCACTTCGTCAACCACATAAAGACCCATCTTGGCCAAGCCGGTTGAAACGTAGCCGATTGAGACGTCCAGCTCTGCGCCGGTGCGTGGCAACTCAATATGCGGTGCGCGATCGTCCAGGGTTATTTTGACCGTGTCGCTGTCCATGCCAGCCTGATCGGTGATATCCATTGACACAAACCGATCGCGGATCTGCGCGGTGACATCTGTGCTGTCGGCGAGTATTTTAAAATCTGGTGTCATCAGTCCCACAACCTCACAACGGTCTGCTCTTCAGTAACGCTAATATCCGGCAGGGTGACAATCAGACCACCCGGCAAAACGGGGCCGTATGCCGAAAGGCCCGGATTGGCAACAAGCACTTGCTCAACAATGCCTGACGTGGATCCATAGTAGCGGTGACAAATGGCGTCGAGGACATCACCGTCTTTGGTGCGGTATTGCATCAGCTATCCTCCCCATAGAATCCAAGACGCAGGGCAAATTCTTGCTTACGTGGGATACCGTTGGCGAAGAACGTCCCCTGTTTTTCGTCAATGCTCTCGATGCACCACTTGCCCCATACTTTGCCGGTGCCGTCGGTCATCATTTTCGGCTGGCCTGTTCCTGCGACTTCGCGCATCTTGTCGATCTGCTTTAAACCGCCTTTAAATTCTGGATAAATGATTCCTTCAAGGGTGATTGTTTCATCACCTTTACCAACAAACTGGCGCGCCGGAGCACGCCCGATACGTTCCTGGATCGGCCAGCGGTAAGCAACGCTACGCCGCAGGTTTTGATAGGCTGCCGTATCCAAAGAAAAGCGAAATTCACCCAGAGCCATCATGACTTCAGTCATAGAGATTTCCTCTCTGTCTGGCCTCTGCACGGCGCTGTTGCTCAGTCAAATGGTCAGTGACTATTTGAGCCACGGCCTGTTCGTCCATGCCGGGTGTGGCGTGGATGGTGATCGGCGCTGAGATGCTGGTTGATTGATTCACGGCCTGTTGCGCTGGCTGCGCACTGGCGATCTCGGCGGCCAAACCTGCAGGACTGACATTTGTGCGCTGGCGCTGAGACCGAGGTGACATGCTGGCACCGACTTTCACGCCAGAGTCAGAACGACTATCGCCTGGAAGCTGATCATCAACACCTGGTTGAGGATCGTCGTCATCTCCGAACAGATCACCGATGAATCCAGCCAGTTTTTGTCCGGCTTTAAACAGCAAGCCGACAGGGCTACGCTCCCAGATCTTGGTCAAAAATCCCACGCCCTGACTGAACAGGCTCTTAATGCCGGACCACATGGAACTGAAGAACCCTGTAATCGGCTGCCAATAGTGAACAATCAGCGCCGCAGCCCCACCCAGTGCAGCGACAATAAGCCCGATCGGATTGGCCATCATTGCCGCGTTAAACGCCCACTGGGCTGCCGCTGAAGCCATCAACGCGCCTTTAAACAGGGTGAACCCGACAACGGCTCCGGTGATAAACTTACTTACTGCTGGATATTTTTCGACAAATATTCCGATATGGCCAACCATGCCGGTAATCGGACGTAACACCGCATTTACAGCCGGAAGCAAAGTCCCGGCAAAGGCCAGACCAAGTGTCCTGACATTGCTTGTGAAAAGAGTCAGTTGCCCGCGGCCATCGTCCATAAACTTCTGATAGCTGGCATCGACAATGCCCCTGGAACTGTCAGCGACATCCTTTTGTGCCTCTGATAGTTCGTGCAACTTTGGGCCAAGCAGTGACACCATCCTGATCCCTTCGTCACCGAAGACACGTTGCAGATCATCAATGGTGGATTGCTCCATGTTGTCAAAACCACCGATGGCGTCTGACATGGCCTGAAGCGTGGCAATGACATCAAGGCCACCATCGAAACCACGCGACATATCGAAACCAAACTCTTCTGAAGCCTTGGACAAGTTACGGAAAGTTGCAGTCAGAGCCGTTCCCGCCATGCTCCCCTGTAGTCCGGCAGAGTTCAACGCACCGAGCAGTGTTGCACCCTGCTCCAGGTTGACGTTGTATTGCGCCAAGGCCGGGGTTGCCATTTTGAACGATTCGCCAAGCTGTGAGAAATCCCGTAGCTGGAATTTGAACTGTGTTTTTGTCAGCACATCGCCAATGCGCTGCAGACGCTCAACGGTAGAGCCTTCAAGTGCCCCACCGAGATTATTAAAGGTGGTCGCCACAACTTCACCAACCTGCTCCGCAGCACCTTCAGTGATGGTTGAAACTTTTGAAACAATTTCAGATCCGGCACGGGCCGTTGCCGCATCCAGCCCGGCAGAGTTCAGGGCATACTCGATATTGAGGAGATCGGTTTCATTGGCAAGGCTTTTACGGGCGTAGGCCAAGGCATGACGGCGCGATTTCGCCAGTTCCTTGCCGACGTTTTCGGCGTTCATGACGGTGGATAATCGTGTCGCACTGCGGCCAAAATCCATGGCCTCGCCGACCAGACTACCGGCACCATAGAGCAGGCCTGCGGCACCGAGCATTTCACCACGCATATCCATGACACGGCCTTTGGCGGCATCACGTTGCGACATACGCTTTTTCAGGCGGGCGTACTTTGCTTCGGTTCTTTCAATTTCGCGGCCAAGGCGAGTGTATTCATGGGCAACATCTTTAACGCTGACACCAGAATTAACCATGGCCCGTTGGCTTTTCTGCAAATTGTCCCGCTGTTTTTCAAGAGCCGTTGACAGCTTTTCAGATTGCCGTTGAGCCACCTCAAGATCTTTTGCCAGGCCGCTGTTTTTAGAATCTTTTCGCAAAGCAGCCTTGACCCTCAAGACTTCTTTTTGCGCTTGGCTTAATTTCAACCGGGTTTTCTCAATGGCGACCTGGTCTTTTTCAAAACGCTCGATCAGCCCACGCTTACCGGACAAATCTTTTATTGCTGCGCCAAGCGTGTTAATCTGTTGTTTAGCGCCACTGATCGCACCAGGAAAACTGGCGGCCAGCGTGGCACCAACGACTACGCCTATTGATAAGGATTTGTCCATGCGTCAATTCTTCCCGGCAAATATCATTTTTATTGCCATCTGGTGTGGAGCAACCTTCATCGCGGTACCACATTGTGAAGCGTTGTCCACCGCTTTCTTTCTTGGATTTATCTGTGCTCTTTTTCTCTGCATCCCAACAGCTTTTACAGTGGGGATCTTGACCAACCTGATGCATCAGCTTGTTCAACCGAAAGAGCGAACCACATCAAAGCCAGCAATTCTCGGTTAAACCTGCTCTGTGCTGGAGGATCTCTATGGCCTCCAGCACAGTTTTTCATCGCTACTTCTTCTTGTGAACATCCTTAATAACGTTCCACCAGTCCATCAGTTCCTCGACTTCCATCCCAATCAAATCACTGTAAGACCAATGGGTGTAGCTATTGACCAGGACGACTATTCGCTTGAGGTCTCCTGGTCGGGCGTCAAAAAACCGCGATAGGTATCCTGCAGTGATTGGTAATCAATAAGATCAAGCTCTTCAATAACCGCTGGCGATACTTCAGTAAGGTTTGCAAACAGACACACTTCCTGTTGAGCTTCGCTGGCTTTCATTTTTGTCACTGCCAGTTGATCTTTAACGCGAGGACGGCGAATAGTGATGGCCTGGTGTTCCTGCCCATCGACGGTGACGGGATATTTCAAAATGATTTTTTTCACTGCTTTAAACTCCTTTTAAAGGTCTATTTACATACCAAGGGCGGCGCGCTGACCAGCCAGCTGGTCGACACCACCGATGATGCGGATCATGTTCTCGGCGTCGATTTCGTGGATCACCTCGCCGTCAAGGGTCAGCTTGTAGTAGCGCACGGCGATTGTGCCTTTGAGCGTGGCACGTTCTCCAGGCTTCCAGGTCCCCATATCCTGTTCTTTGAGCATGCCGCGCAGGTTGATGACGGCCGCTTTCACGTCGCCTTCCTCGGTTTCGATCGCGCCTCTGAACACCAGAGGAACTTGGTTTCCTGGAGCCAGGCCGAACTGCTTGAGGATGTCGCTGTCGTATTTCGACAAGGTAAAACCGGCCTCCAATTTCTCCATACCGACTTCGAGTTCAACCGGGGCATCAAGCCCGCCGCCCCGGTATTCGTCGGTTTTCATTGTGAGCTTGGGCGGGGTGAGTTCGTCGGTGACTCCGGCATAGCCACGACCATCAATGAACAGGTTCATGTTTTTCAGGATTTCGGCAATCATGCGAAGACCTCCTCAATGTAATCGTCTACCAGATGACTACGGAGCGTGATGTGCTCTGCCGGATACGGCGGGGTGAAGTCAAAGTCAAAATAGACTTTACCGGCGGCGATCTGGTCGGCGGTGTTCAATTCTTCATTGGCCCAGCACTCACCACCAAGAATGGCCCCTTTGGCTTTGAGGTTGCGCAGGTAGGCGTTGACGCCTTCGAGAACATCTTCGACATAGGTCTTGGTGATGTTGCGATCGACAGCCCACAGATGGTTAACCAGGATGCTTTCGTTGATCATGTCTGCCGTGCGAACAACGCTGAGGAATGCCCACTTGCTGTCTGCAGACAGGGTGCGATTACCCCAAAGCCGATAGCCGTTCTGGTTGATGATGGTGGCGATGTTTTGCTCGTTGAGCAAATTGGCGCGGCTGTTGGCGTCGCCCAGAGTAAAATCAATAGCGCGGGTGGTACCGCCGATGCCGTACATTTCACGGTTGGACGGTGACCACCAGAAACCACGCTCGTTGTCGCTCTTGGCGATCATGCCAGCGACACGGGCTGATGCAGGTTGGTCAATGTAGGCGCTGGTGGTTTCGTCCCATACCTTGACACCAGGGTCGACGACATAGACTCGCTTGCTGCCAAAATCAGAAGCCCAGGTCTGTGCGTCTGTGTCGTTGGTATTGGGTCCGTCGGCAATGATGACGGCACGCATCTGATCGGCAATGCCAAGCAGTTCAGTAACAACCGGGTTAGCCAGTGTGGCAGGCCGTTGGCTGGTGAATCCCGGCGCGCAGAGGATCTTAGGCGCATAGCCAAGAATGGATTCTGCGGCAAGAAATGCCTGCACACCTTGATATTGCCCAGTACCGGCATCAACACCACCAACCACATTGGTCAGCGTGGCTGTTTCATCAGCGCCTTCGTCAACTCGGACAACAACAACGACGGCCCCACACTGGTCGAAGATAGCGTCCATAGCGTCAGGCAACGTGCCTGCACTATCACCTACAGTGTCAAGCTTGGCGGCTTCGGTGCGATTACCGGCAATGAGCACCGGCGTGTTAAGTGGGAATGCGGTTGCATCGGCATCAGGCGCGGTGCCGATCATGCCGATGACGCTGGAACGCACCGTGGTGATCGGGCGGATACCATCGTCGATTTCAAGCACCTCAACCCCATGCAAAAAGGTCTCAGCCATTGGTTACCTCCGTTTTCTTGGTTGTTTTCAAATCACGCTTGATTTTTCCTTCAAGCAGCAAATATTTAGCCTGGCGCGATGACAGTGTGAGCTGAGTTCCTTCAGCCTGGGGGATGTTGTTCAGGTCGAAGGGTTTGACCACAATGTATTTGTCAGGCGCTGTCTTTGTTCGTTTTGCCATCAGTAAACCTTTCCTTCATGTTCGCTATCGGGTGCGCCGCTGGTGGTTTCAACCACGGCATTTTCGACGATCTCTTCAATGATTCCTGCGCACATGGCTTCCAACGCTGCATCGCGGTATTCCAGGGCGTCTGCATTGTCACTGCCCTGATAGGCGGCAACCTGTGCCATGTGGGCCTTAATTTTGTCACGCATGCTCGATGCATTCAGGGCCATCAGAACGACTCCTTTACGGTTGGTGAGATGTGCGGATGCGGCTTGCCGGTGTAGGTACACAGGCAGTCGCCCTGGACGGAGCCTTTTACCGTTCCACCATCTTTGCCGATAACCTCAACGGTGCCTTTTCCGATGATCTGAACCAATCCTTCAGCAGAGACGATCAGCTTGCCGCTGTTGCGATCGTACTCAGCAAAACCACCATCCTTAAATTCGATGCGGCACTTGTCCCTGGTAGTTTCCGGTGCCGGGTAGCTGCTCTGGTAAATGGACGGCAGCACGACGCCCTGGGCCAGATCTCCACCGGGGCTGAGCACCATCACCTGTTCACCTGGTTCCGGTGCCCACCAGCTGCGATCTTCCCCGGCGCGGCGAGTCAGCCATGGCAGCCAGGTGGTGGTGATGTTGCCAATGGTGACGGTGACGCGAGCGGTAGCATCGTCGAGTTGCTTGATCGTGCCGACGCGCAGCACGTTGGCCAGGCGGCGCTCGATCTCTGTGACCCGGAAGGCCAGATCATCATTCATCGGCGGTGATCTCCACGTAATCGTCAATGTGTGGCGGACCGACATCCGGGGTGACACCGACATAGACGTCGGTGGGGATAATTCCATCGGCTACAAGATCTTCTTCGCTCATGCGGATGGTCTGCCGCCAGATGACAGCCCAGATTGCAACGCCAGCTTTATCGATGGTGCCGCTGTAGAAATTCTGAGCGGTAACCTTTTGCGCGCCGCCCGTTTTTCCAAATCGACGTGATGGCAACCAGGCCACCAATACGCTGACGATATTGCTTGAGCTGACCTCCTTTGGTAGGTTCGGCACATCTTTCGTCAACACGTAGGCGACCATCTGCAGGGTGACATCGCGGGATTCGTCATCGACTTCTTCAACACCAACCACACCCATGCTGGCGACATAGACAGCAGGAACTCGCGTTGCCAGTCGCTTAACTTCATCAAGATTAAAGCGGCCTGGATGCGTGGTGCAGGCTTTGAGGTCTGGCAGCTTTGCCTTGATGGCTGCGGCGACTGATGTGCTGAATTCGTTGATGGTCATTGCAGAATCCTGTTAAAAAATTCCGTGGTCAGTTGTTCGAGTTCGTCCATGTTGTCCGGTGACAGTCCTAAGTACGGGCGCTCCGGGATGGGAATGCCGACGGCTTCGCCACCGAACTGGTGGATCGCGCCATAAATTAGGTTGGTGCCGATTTCGACGCCGTCGCCGGTCAGCTCCCAGGTGATGCTGTCAAGCAAATCTCCCTCACCGATGAGGATCTGCTGGTTATCGTGCCGGGTATTGAGGTAGCGCGCCGACCACGGCTCCCAGGGGGTGCTGTCCGGCGCGCCTTCTTCATCTTCAATGCGCCGCCGGGTCTGGCTCTCGACCAGGGCACCGGCATCGCGCAGCAACGGGATGAGATCCCGATCGGTTAAGCTGGCCAGCTGATTGAGGCGATCGCACAGTCGGAGCAGATCGGCGTCGTCGACGCGGATGCCAGTGCCGCTCACAGCAGTCCATCCATGCGGCCACGTCCCATGAGGCGCGGTGAGGCCACGAAACTGGCACCGCCGCTGCCGCCCTGGCTGGGCTTTTCGAGGCCCAGGGAGATTTCACCTTTTGCCACCTTGGTGAGGAACCGGATCGCATCTTCATAGCGGGTGCGCTTTTCCTCGGTTTGCGCCGTGGAGATACTGCCTTTGTACAAAGCAATGTCGACGGCCAGCGGCGGTATAACGGCCGGTGGACTTGCCAGCGGGGTGTCGTAACGGCCGACCAGATAACCGTCAATCTCTGCCGAGGAATCTGCCAAGGCCTTGTTGGCGGCTGTTTCGTCAATTTCTCCGCTGGCAGTGCGATCGAAGGCCAGAATAATTTCGTCCTGGCTGTAGCGATCAATCATGTCCTGGAGGGTGGCGTACATGGCTTATTACTCCGCTGCCGTGGTCAGATCTTCGCCACGCTTTTTGTAGGCTTCGAGCACGGTGGTGCGTTTTTCACCTTCGGGCAGCAAAGCGTTGAGTTCTTCCACGGTTTCGGCCTGTTCGATCAGTGCGATCAGCTCTTTGGCGGTCGGCACCTTGTCGCCATCGTCGGTGTCGGGATCTCCGGCGATCACTTCGACGACAAGCATCGGCTCGGCCTGGAGCTGCTTGAGTTGTTCGGCGGTAAACTTTCCGTCGTGGTATTCGGTTGCCGTGGTGGGGTGGGCAATGCCGCAGCGACGGAAACCGGCTTTTTTCGATGTAATTTTGATCATCGTTTAAACTCCTTTTAAACTCAGGGCGACGACTGCCACCCTGAGATAAGATCGGTTACGGGTTAGTCAAGCCACGGCACGACCAGGACTTCGACGGCCTTGTAGTTGGTGTTGCTTGCACCTGCGGCATTGCGCTCAGCCTCGATAACAGCTTTCGCAGCCGCACGGTTACTCGGCCCAACAACCAGCAGGACAGGCTGCAGCGCCAGCTTCTTTCCATAGTCACCGGGGATGGATCCCATGGCCGACATGGCGTCATCGAAATTTGTCGCGGTCAATTCAGCTTTGCTGCCGAAGGCCATCTGCCAGAAAGCGAAGCCAACATTGCAACGACTGTCGACACCGTATTGATATTCTTTCTTGGTGAAGACGCTCTGATCATCAGGGTTATCCATGGCGACAAATTCCGCCTTTTTGCGTTCCTGATAAATCAGCGGTTTGAGCGGTCGACGGGTGTCAAGCAGGAACCAGGGGTTTCCGGTACCGGCCTGCATATTGCTGACGCTGGTTTCGTTGCCGTCTGCGTCGATGACCGGGTGATCTGTGTCAAAGAAATATTGCCCGTCGTAGCACGTTGTCTCAAAACCGGCAGCAAGCAGGGCGAAGACCAGTTCGTCGGGATGTTCAGCAGCATTCTGTCCAAGCATCTCCATCATCGGCGTATATTGCCCGTACTGATCATCATCAATGTCATCACGGTCAACGCTGATCGTTGATTCGAAAGACTTATTCTGAATGCTGTAGGAATGCAGCTTCAGGTTGTTAATCTGCCGGTCACCAATCCATTCACGCATACCGGGAATTTTACCGAGCCAGCCATAGTCATTGGTGCGGGTCGATGACGGGACAAGTGTGGCGACTTTTTGCCAGAGCGATGTCGGGCTTCCGAAACCTTTTTTAAAGGCAGCATTAAAGGCTCGCTTCAGGATGCCAAGGGTGCTGGCATTAATAGTCAGCGCGGGTGCCGCGCCACCACCGAGCAACATGGACCAGGTGAACGGCTCGGCCAGGGCCGGATCGGCAAAGGCAATGCTGCCGAACAGTGCGGCAATCATTACCAGGGTGAACAGAATCAGTATCTTTTTCATAATGGGTTCCTCCATTGAGTTAAGCGGATGAGTTGTCAGCGTGTGTGCCTGCAGCTGTGTTCCTGATGATTAACGGAAATCGACCCAGACGCCCTGGGCGTCAACGTCAAAAACTTCACCGGCAATACTGCGCGTTCCAGTACCGTCAGTCTTGGCGACGGTCTGATCGTCGACGATGTAACAAGCGCTGCCAATGTCGGCGGTGGTGATTTCGTCGGTGTCGGCAGAGTTGGCAAATTGGAAAATGCCCTTTTCGATATCCACCCGCACATCACCGGCGGCACCTTCGCTGTTGTCGACATACTCTTTACAGCGGCCTGCACCGACCAGAGTTGTGGCTGCGGCTCCAGGGGTTGCGTTGCCATTCGCATCAATGGCGACAAGCGAGCCGGTAAAGAATTTCTTTGCAGCGGCGGCGAGCAGGCTCAGCAGATCTCCTGAGCGGGCCTTGGTGTTACGATCTTGAGTTAATGCTGGCATGTTCTATCTCCTCGTTAGGTGTTGACCCTGGTTACTCGACCGACAGGTAGTCTTCAGTGCTAATACCGAGGTTCCCACAAATCTCCTGTTCCTCGGCATTAAGTGATTTGCCTTCACCATCCGGTTTTTGCCTGTCCAGGTTGGACGGTGCCGCGATTTGCGGCGCGGTTTTGACAAACTCGTTGAATTGATCCAGGCCGGATTGGTCATGGCACATAGCCACGTAATAGTCCTTGCTTGCCGGGGCGATCTTACCGGCTTCAAGCGCGGCATTAATGGCTTCGTCGCGGGCTTCTTTCAGTTGAGCTTTTTGATTGTCGGCGATGAGCTGCTCGGCATTCATAGCGCGTTGCTCCATCTGATCGTAATCAGAGCGGGGAACAAACTTTGCCAGGCTGGGCGTCTGTTCAGCGTTGCGGGCCGAGGCCAGATCGGATTGCAGGGTGGCGATTGCCGTGAGTACCTGCTGCTCTGTTGCGGTTTCGTCCAAACCAAGTTTGGCCAGAATGTTTTTGTTCATGTCTTCCTCCGTGAGGTGTTGTTCGCTGTTGAGAGCAGCGAGTTCCAAATTCGGTTTATTGGTTAAGCCAACGCTGCTGATCCTTGAGATTTCAAAGGTTGAGCGGTGGTAGATAATGACCGGGCTGTAATAACGGTATTCCTTACTGCGCACGGCGGTCTCACCATCCGGCGTCCACAATTTGATACGGGCGGTGACTTGACCGTCTTCGACGGCAAAGTCGTCAAGCCAGGCGGCGGCTGGTGCTTTGTCGCCTTGAGGAGCTTTGAGTTCCGAGGCGTGTTCAAAGTCAAACACCACATCGACGTTGCGGGCCTTCATGGTATCGACGATGCGCTGCGGATCGGGGTTGCGCCATTGACGGCCATCGCGACCGATGACAATCTGACCGGCAGGAACCAAAACAATCCGCTCTGGAAGTTCATCAGCCGGAGTCAATTCAAAGTTCAATGCGGTGGCGGCAAATCCTTCTGGCAGTTGGCTGTTCAATGCGATCAGATATTTATTCATGTGACCCTCGTTTGTTTTTCGCCACTGTTGGCGTTTATAAACGTTTAAATTGTTCGATCTTCTTCCAATGGCTACCTATGTAGCCTTTTGGCTGGCTGAAGCGCTTAAAATGGATTTTCGCGTTTATAGTCTTCAACATCCCGGCTGATAGTTTCTTCAAGCATGGGGCTTGCGGTTTTAAGTTTTCCGGCCAGTGTCGCTTCCAGTGCCTGGTGCCTTGTTTTTCCGGGGTTGGTATCCCACCCTGGGTCAATTCCTTCCGGCACAAATTCGATTGCTCCAGTGCGCTTGTTTTCCCAGCGCACCATATTGATCTCAGGCGGCTGTGGCATGCTGTATCCTCGACGTTTTGCCTCGGATCGGCTGATCTGGCGCACTCGGCACTTGCAGTTCCAACCGTTGGGCGGCATGTGCGTTGCCCACCATTCATGATCAATGGGCAAGATGGTGCCGTGCCAGGCTTCATGCTCCGGCCGGTGTTCTCTGCTTGGGCCGAGTGAATAGAGGAAGAACGGCAAGGCTTCCTTGGTTCGTTCAGCGCGCTGGTATTGCCCGGCGGCTCTGGCGCTGCGCAGGTTCGCCCGGTAAATGGTGCGTAACCGGCGTGGGCTACCGAGTTGGGCGTCGATGACTTCGCCGGTCAGTGGATCAGTCATTTCGGCCTTGCCCCACCAGCCCTTACTTGCCAGCAGTGGCATCAGATCGCGCTGGAACTGGCGCAGCGTTTTGCCTTCGGACAGAGCGGAGTCGACGGCGTCGCGGATCGTCTGGAGCACATCAACCTGCATGGCTTTGGCCACGGTGAATGCTGCAGCGTGCTCATCACGCCAGACATCGCGCCAGTTAAAGCCAACCTGCAGGCCCTTGTTGCGGAAGAACTGCAGGACGGATTTAGGCACCGGGCCGGGCGGTTCAATCGTCATCGCTGACATCTCCCAGGCCACGCGCTTTTGTTCCGGCCTTGCCCAGGGCTTTGATCAACAGATTGAGATCCTGTTGATCTGCCACGGCATCAAGCCTCTGCTTTAGATCATCGAGAGATTCGACTTGGCCGATCAGTTCAATGATCGGGTCAATGACCGGCTCCATAAGTGGTTGCCAGTCGGCCAGCTCATCGTTGATCAGACCGTCCAGTGTGTCGGTGGCCTGCTCGGCATTCAGCGCTTTGTACGTCTCATCCTGGTGGTTTAGCGCGGGTTCCGACACCGTCTGCGTTGGTGCCTGCAGCAGATCTTCCGGCTTGGCGTTGGGGTCAGGATCGGGAAGTCCGACTTTGTCGCGGATGACGGATTGCTCGACTTTTAGTCCCAGAGGAACTAGTTCTTTTACCGCGTTGACCAGGGCCGTGATGTTTTCTGCGGGGATCTCGCGCAGCTGAACTTCTGGGTAGTTTTCCTGGGGACCGAAGTTCAGATCAATAAACGGTTTGACCAAGTCACGGTTCAGCGTTTCTTCAAGCTGTTCGGCATCGTCGTCGCGGATATCGTCACGGACTTCGGATTGCAGTTTTTCATCGCCTAGCTTGCCAGGTGTTCCGCTGCTTGATGCGGTTTGACCAAGGACACCTTTGCTGATCTGATCGTCAAGGTATTGGGCAAGACGCTCGAAAAAATCGGAACTGCCACCTTTGTTACCGGCCTCGACCAGTTCAACTTTCATTGATTCTGGGAAGACGGCTGCGGCATCGATGCCAAGGTTGGCGACGGCCATTTTGAGAACATTGATTTCGTCTGCGTTGGCATTGCTGCCGTACTTGCCCATGCGCAGCGGCATGCCGAAAACCTCGGCAAACGCCAGCCAATCTTTGATGGTGAATGCTTTGCACATGTATGCCCAGGCTGACAGCCGGGCCAGACCACCGCGAATTGGGATTCCTGATTTCATGCGGTGGATATGGACAATATATTTGTACGGCGACAACTCGATACCGTTGACCATGTCGGCTTCGTCACGTAGGCGCAGCTGGCGTTTTGACACCTGGTCAAACAGGAAAAAACGCGGATCGCGCCATTCATAGCGATCTGGACGCCACTGTTTGCCGAAATTCCAGATCATTTCCGTCACGCTGTAGCCTTTACCCAGGGCGTCGAGGCAATCTTTCAGCAGGGTTCTTGTCCCTGGACGGCGCAGCAAGGCACGAACGGCGTCAGCCAGCTCCTTGTCTTTGGCATCGTCGCTGTAGCTCTCGACGGTGAGCGGCAAACGAGCCACGGCAAGCTTGCGTTTGCTCAGCTCTGCAGCGTAGTGGAGATCTCGTTCCTCCATCTCCTCGGCAAGAGTCAGGTATGAGTTATGGTCGCCGTCGGCAGCATCACGCAGCAGGCCAGCCAGGCGCACTGGTGTCAGGCCGCTGGCAACGGTCTCATTCCAAAGGGTACGCACGCCGGTTAGCGATGGAGCGGAGTGCTCTTTGGTCAGCTCTTTGATGATGATTCTGCGGCCACTGGCGTCAACCAGTCCGGTATCGCGCTCTGCCATTTACCAGATCCCCTTTCCTGCGCCGAGGCCAGCGGTTACGCGCACTGGTCGGTGTTCGATGTCGTCGTTGTTGCGGGTGCTGACTGATTCGTAGGCGTATAGTGAGACTTCCTGCCTGCTGCGATAATCGGCCAGCAGGCCAGCAATGGCGCTGTCACCATGGCGGTCGCCTTTTTTGTCTGTCTTTCCTTGAGGGACACGCGGCACCCCACGGACCAAGCGCACGGCGCGATGATCTTCCAGGATGTCATCATGCCGGATAATTGTGGTGGTGCGATCCTCGAACCCAGCCTTATATTTCGGGAATTCTTCCCGGTAGAACTGCTCTGTAAAGTGGATCTCATCCACCATGAATTCACCCCAGGTATCTCTGGCCTCTTCAGCGCAGAATCCGCCATTACCTCCGGCATCAATCGCGCAACCTCCAAACCGGGGCAGACCGTTGCCGAGAGCTTTCATTACCTGAGCCTGTTGGCGATAAGGAACATTGTGCAGTTCAACTACGAACGGCCAGCGCTTGTTGGTGTTGGCTTCAATGACCAGAGGCACCATGTCGGTCATGTCGCCACTGCGGGCGAAGTCCATTCCGAAAACATGGCGTCGCGCTTGGTCGAGTGAAACAAGCTGCGGCGTCAAAATATCTTTGATCCAGTCGGCTATTTCAGCAGCACGAACCGGCTCCGGGGCCATATTGAATGATCGGGTGCCATCAAAACGCAGCAGTTCTCCATCAGCCATGTTGACTTCAACCAATTGACGGGGCAGATAGTTACCACCACCGAACGATGGAATGGCGAAAAGCTCTTCGTCTTCGTTGGGGCGATAGCGCTTGATCAGTGATTCACGCCATTCCGCCTCAGCTTGTTCGCTCCATTCCTGCCCGGTAACTTCACAGATCCGCTTGAACAGTCCATCATCCATGGCGTCGTCGAGAGTGACGCGGTGGATGGAGTAATCATTTTTTCCGGCGCGGGCATCCTGAATCACTGCGTTAAACGGGTTTTCATCACCGTTGTGGGTACTGAGAATGTGGACGTGACCGCCCCACATGGTCATGGCCAATGCGGCCTTGAGCAGTTCTTCCAGATCGTCAACGAATGCCGCTTCATCAATGATCAGGCGTTCTCTCGGACGGCCCTTGCTGCGCAGGTTGCGCGGGTTAGAGCTGAACGTTTTGATGCTGTAACCGCTGTCAAATTTGATGTCATAGACGTGAATGTCGCGGCCATCGTCCCTGGTGAGGATCTGTTCGCCGATGCCACTGGCAGCGGTATGAAATGCCTTAGCCCAGGTTGAGCAGTCTTGAATAAAGCCTGCCGTCATCTCTTTGTCGTAGGAGATGTAGTAGACATTCGCGCCCCGATCAGCGTCCGACGCGTGCAGTACAGCGTCAGCGGCTTCGCAGTACGAGAGACCGATACGACGGCTTTTCTCGATGATCTTGACCGGGGAATGGTCGTCAATCCAGCGTTGCTGATATGGCAGCAGAATGGCACTCATGCATTCAGTCCTTGCATAATGGCGGCACGTAACGAGTCGATAGTGGCCGCACTGGCTCCTTGGCGCTTGGCTTCGTCTTTGACGTTTTCAGCGGCTTCTCTCAATGCCTCTTCTCTCAAGCGCTGACGTTCTTTCTCGGCCAGGCTATCCCACCGTTCGACAATGGCGCACAGCTTGGAGAGCGCATCCATGGTCTTGCTGTCCCGATCTTCGGGATTGAGCGATTCCATGTAGTCCATCTGTTCGTCGAACATGGACCGCAGTCGTTCGGCGCGGCCGCGCTTGTTCTCGCGAGAGCGGTCCCATTCGTCGAAATCTTCACCGGGTTTTTGGGTGCGCTTTTTCCAAACACTGAGGGTTTGACGGCTGACGCCGATCCGCTCCTCTATTTCCGTGAGGCTCAGACCGTCGATGTACAGCCTCTTGGCCGTGGGTTCGAGTTTTGCGCGATCACCTTTTTCAGCCATTAGCCGAGTTCCTTCTCCAGCCGCTCAATCTGGCTATTGACAACGGCAAGATCAGCCCAGGCCTCCTGCAGTTCGTCCATTTGCTCAGCGGCCATGGGAATATCGAGGTTATCGACTAACACCACCATGGCGGTGTTAAGCACGGTACGCACGGCCTGGCAGTTGCCCTCAATGCGCAGGCGCAGCTTTTTACGTTTTTCAGCCAACTCGGCCAGCTGGCCCCTCATGGCGCTACGTTCTAAATTCATTCCGACCCCTGTTGTTTACGTGTTATCGGGCAAAAGAGATTGTTCTTGACTGCGTTAACCAAGTTGGTTTGCACCTGGGTGTTAAGGGTGATAATTCCAGTCAGATCACCGGCGAGCTTTTCATAGCCTTTGACAAGCAGCACGTTGTCTTCATACATCCGAACAACACGAGCCATGTCCGCGTCGTAACGCTTCATCATTTTGTCAAGGCGCTTCTGGTCGACGTACCAGATGACAAAAATCATCCCCGGAAGACCAAGAACGTTAATGACCAGCGTTATTGTTGAGATCGGCAAACCTTCGATCACGAATACCTCCGGGCTATGCTGACTTGAGGCCTTGGACGGCCGCTTCAATTGCTGCGTTGATCATGCTGGTTGTGACCGTAGTGCCAAGGGCGACGCCTTGAGACTTCAGATCATCAACAATCAGGTCATAGGCAGCCTGACGCTTATCACTTCCAGACCCATCGGCTAAACTCTGCGCTGTTGCTTTAACGGCCTTGGTTGCCGCATCGGCTAACACCGGCCCGGCGGCCGACATGAAAATGCTGACGAACGGTTTCAGAAAGCTCCAGGCAGAGGAGAAAAACAGCTTGAAACGACTCATGACGATTTCCTTTTCAGTTTTCTGGTGAGTTTCTTGATCCAGCGAACCAGGGCTAGATCCCAATCAAAGTGATAGGTTTTCTTAACCATCCAATCACGCTGCTTGAGCGGGTTACTGCTCATTGCCAGACGCCTGGACAGCTTTGGTCAGCTTGTCGCCCTTATGGCCGATGCCGATGGCAACCAGGCCGCCGCTGATGGTGGTCAAGGCTTGCTCAAGTTCCATCGGCGGCAGGCCGGTATCCGGCCACAAATAACCGATAAGACCGACAACGCCGGAGAGGATCAGGCCAATGCCACCGATAATGGTTTTGTAGCCATCTAGCTTTTTAGCTCCCCATTTGAGAGCACGTAGAGCAATCCAGTTCTTCATGCGTCACCTTCCAATCTTTCCAGCCATCCGGGCAGGAATGTTGGTTTGTTCTGGACGATAAAATGGTCGCAGGCTTCGGCTTTCATGGCGGCAAGGATCGCGTCTGGATAGGGACACAGGGCGATTACCTCCAGCGTGATGGGGCCGATAATTCCGTCAACAAGCAGCGGCTTGTTGTTGAGGACACGGGCAATCTTCTGTCGCCAGCTGTTTTTTCGCTGCGCCGGGATATTCTGGCTGACAATGTTGACTGCCCGCTGTAGGAACTTGGCGGCTCGGCGTGGAGAAACAAGCACTCCAAGGTCGAAAACTTTGGTGGCTAGGGCATGATTTGAAACACGATTAAACCGTGGCCCCTTCCAGAAATCGCGGTAGTAAATCCGGGCAATATCACTTGTTGCCAGATTTTTTATGTCCAGGTTTGGATAGCTGCGTTTACTGATTCCGCAGTTTGTTTCACCACCCGGATCAAGGGGGTGAATGACGTAGCCGCCTTCATGCTGCAAAGTGAACGCTAATGCGGCCTGAAAAACCGGATTATCCATAACCAACCATTCCTTTTTTGTTTGAAGTGGCGGGGAGCAAAAGCTCCCCGCGTTACAGGGGGACAGCACGGGGCAGGTCGCGCTGTGTATGGTCGGATCATAGGGGATATTTAGATAGGTGGCCTGCGGGTCTGGCGGGGTTTGACATAAGAACAGCCCCTTACTCAAAAAAAAGAGTTAAGGGGCTGTTTGATGGGTGTTTTTAAATAGGCCCGCCGGTCACCACCGACCCTGTGCCGGTGCGCTTCAGCAACGCGTGTTATGGCGGGCCATAGCTGTTAAAACAAATCCATCTGTCGTGGGTCGACGGCGTTTTGCCGCTGGTAGGTCTGGTTGCGCTGCAAGTATTCCACCATGGCATCATAAGGCACCCGGCGATTGCCTTTTGTCATGTAACTATCCAGACAGGCAGGGGTGCGTAATTTGCCGGTCAGGGGGTCAATCTCATGGGCTGCGGTCAAACGCCAGAAGGTACTTTCGCTGATGCCGAGCACGTCACGCACCTCTCCGGGGTGATAGCTTGGCTTCCTAGGCAAACCTGCTACGCGCAACATGCCGAGGAGGCGTTCTTCCGCAGCGCTGACCTTATCCATGGCTCCGATCCTTGATGATCTCCGGTCCGAGACTGTATTCTTCCGGTCGGTGGCGTCTGATGTAGCCCATGATCCGCTCATCGGCAAATTCCAGCAGCCACCAATCAGGGCCATACTGTTTTTTCATGCCGTTTTCAAACAACTTTTTCAAGGCTTCAATGGCCATATAGGCATCCTGACTGGTACGCACCTTGCCATTTTTAACTCTGGCGCGTTTTTCCAAGAACAGCTCCAGGCCGTTTTCTACCCGCCAGTCGATCAGTTCGGCGAGGATCTGAATCTTCTCCCGCTCGGCTGGGCTGGCCAAGGAAACCGTCTTGCCGCCTTGCTTGGTCGTGCGACGGGCAGGCTTGACACCTACGCTGCGCCAATCCGGGTTGACGGGTTTTAACAGGAATCCCTTTTTCTGTAAAATATCGATAAATCGATTGGCCTGGTGAAGATCAAGCCGAGTGCAGCTTTGGACTCCAAATTCAGCCATGAGTAGTTCGCGGTAAGCGGTATCATCCATGCTGAGTTCTTTTCTTGCCAGCTGTATAATTCTGATTTGCTTGTTAGTTATTCCCGCTGGTTTTGCCATAATTGCCCTCCGATGCTGATTTGAAAAACGCCGCTGCTGTTTGCCGATCATCGTCACTTAACCCCTCCGGCAGATTCTTACGCTCCGGTCGGCGTGGCATGTTTGCGTAGAGGTCTTTCGGTTCCGGCCAGCCGTCAAAGCTGCTGATCAGTTGCTCAAAGCCCTCGCGAATGCGCGGCTGATCTATTTCACGGACGGTCTGATTGCGTTTAACCAGGAACCGTTCAAATTCGGATGCCGTAACCAGGATGGTGTCTGCGGCGGGTGCGCCACTGCGTTTGAGTACAATCAGCCGAGCCAGTCCGGCCCCGATCTCTTGTTTGAGCCAGTCATCACCGGCCCATTCCAGCAAGCTGGCCGCCGCTTGCTTGCTTTTGCTCATTGCGGGCTGGCGGTCTCTCTTAACCTCAGATGGCCGAGGCTGATCGGTTGACACGGTTTCCAGCACGCTCAGCAGATAGTTGTGGTTTTTAAACGGCTTGGCCGTGCCTTGCTGGCGCTTGGCGTGGATCGCCTCGACGGTGTCATGCAGGGCAATGGCCAGCCGCTCCGGCTCAATGCCCAGCGCAACCACTTCATTGACCAGCTTGAGCGCCTTGGTATAGCTCAAATCGCGCTGCGCGGTGCGAAACAGGCCGACATACTGCACCAGTGGCCGGAATAGCTGGCCCTGCTGTGATAGAGCAATCAGCAAATCGCGCCCGGCATCGCTGGCGACAATGGCCTCCAGACTGAAGGTGCAATGGCAGACGGGGCAGCGTAGTTTCATGAGCTAACCCCACGAAACCGATTTGCAGCAGGCCAATAGCCGCATTTTTCACAAACAGCTTTTCCTTTGAGTGCCGGTTTGCGTTTTCCAGTTTTCTGTATGGGGACATAGACGATAGTCCCGCCGCATTGTGGACAGGTGTTCATTCTTCACCTCGAACAGATTCAACAGACACCACCACGCGTGGGCTGCGTTTCATGGCTTCGTATTGGCTGAGCGGCACTTTCACATCCATGCCGATATGGACAATGGCCTGGGACTGCTCACCAACCACGACCCGTTTCAGATCCATAATGCCCAGGCACGGTTGCGGCCAGGTGATTTGTTTGGCTTTTGACATGTTCAACTCCGCATGTGCAGTGATATCCGTTCCAGACCTGACCGGCGGCGCATTCGCCGCTGTGGCCAGCAGCGATCAGTTGCCGCATTTCGCAGGCTTCAGTAGCGTAGATGCCACCTTCAGGACTTCTTTTCCTCAACCTTGTATTCCTTGCGCTGGCGGTATTCTTCCTGTTTGCCTTTGTTCCACTGCTGGATTGGCCGAAAGAAGCCGACGACACGGCTATATACTTCTGTCGGTGCTTTGCACTTGCTCATTTCATTCTCCGTTGTCGGCTAAACGATGAAGCACATCCGACCACACTTCGAACAGTAACGAGGGCCATGTCCCTTGTACGGCCCGGCTTCTAACACTCGGCTGGTGTCAAAAGGTGCTTCACAGCAACTTGACAGTCCTTTGCGCATCAAGGTCAGGTGGCGATCAATATCTTCCTGTTGCTTCAGCAGCTCGGCGGCTGTAAATGGGCTGTAGGAGATACACCCATCAGTAGTTCCAAAGCAGCATGATGCGCTATGATCTTTGTAGCGGACCTCTGCTTCACATTTCTCGTTAATAAGGCCGTTGAAGTGACGGCATTTTTTTGTTTTATCGTGACGTTGCTGTTTCATCATTTTGTTTTCCTGAAAAAGTCCCGGAGGTGCGTAAGGAGGGAGAAAAACACCTCCGGGCAAGCTTGCTTCTGGCTGCTCTTCAGACCATGACCGCCACGCCATGGTGACAACCATTTCCCCGGAATCAGAGAAATGGCTGTTTCGCTACTGTTCGAGTTGTTCCGCTGCGCTTTCCAGCGCATTTCTCACATATTCAGCTTCTTTTGACTTGCGGCTCTCAAGTGGCAAGGTGGCCTGCAATAGAAGGTCGGCAACCAGGTCCGGATCAAGTCCCATTTCTTCTAGCTCTTCGCGATCTTCGAACATTTACCCCTCCCGTCTCAGTAGTTCGCAAAGCGCCGGGTCAACATATTGCGTTTGCGGTTTGATAAACTGACACGACCATTTGATTCTGATTTTTCCTTTACCAACCTGGATGACGGTGGCTCTTTCCGGCTCACATTTAGGATCGTCGTTGACCTCAATTTGGTCTCCAAGTTCAACGGCTTCACCATCGCCGCAACGCAAGCTGGTTATCTTTTCGATTTTGGTCACTTTTCCCCAGGAGCGGCAGTTCCCACACACCAGGCGATCAATGGTGTAGGTGCCGCCTGCAGTATTCGTTTTTTCTACCTGCTTGCGCTGGCCTTTAAATTCTGTTACTTGGCAGCGGTCGTTATCGCAGATAGCGGTGATCTCAAAGTACGGTACGTTCACGGTGCAGCCCTCCATTCTCGAAGGTGTAGATCTTGTCACCATCAAGCACACGCATGGGGCTAGTGCGTTTGATCGGTCGTTTTCCCTGATTGTTTTTTCCATTCCTGCCCATTTTTTCACTCATAGTTCCTCCTGCAATTTTGCGCGTTTTAAACAGCCTCTTTGAGTAGTTCTTCGCCCTCTTCAAGCAGGGCCGCGACCAGCTTGTCAATCTCGCTGCCAACCGGCTTGATCTGCACCTGATCGGTATCGTCTGTGACGGTGACGCCGATTTTCTTCAACTCGGCCACCTTGAGGTTACCGAGTGGGGTCTTTAGCACGGATTCGGTTTCTTTGATCAGCGTGTCCGCAACATCCGGCAAATGTTTGCGGATCAGCCGGATCACCGTCTCTTCATCTTCAAAAATCAGCTTGCCTTTTTCTTTCTTAAATCCGACGCGCACCCCGGAAATGACCATGGTCTTTGGCTTCTGAAAATAGCCGGGGCTGTCTTTAATGGTGGAGTGCAGTACGGCCTGGCTTTCGGCGACGTCTTCAGCTGCGGCCTTAATGGCAGGAAGGTGAACGCGCTTGACCTTCTCCAGTTCGTCTTGCAGCGTCTGGACTAAACCGCTGAGGGCTTTGTGTTTGGTGGCGAAATCCTGGGTGTTTTTTTCAATGGTAGCTAAGTCGCTCATGGTGGTGTTTTCTCCTCTTAATATAATGCCTGGATCACATCGCCGGTGACCCGTTCTTCGCCCATTTCATGGGCCAGATTGATTGCGTCAATAACCAGACTGTTAACGCGCAGCGGATGGGCAAGACTGACTTTGCGGCGGCTATCGTCCTGGGTGGTGAGCCGGCGGCTGATCATGTCGAAGGCATCATCGGTAAAGATGCTGTCGAGCTTGACGCCGAGGCGCTCAAACTTGACTTTCAGGTAACCTTTGAGGGAGCCGTTGAGGCCGTGAATCTCAGCGATCTGCACCCGCTGGATCACTTCGCGCATGTCGATGTTCTGGCTCTCAGTAAAGCGACTTTTCAACTCGGTTTGTGCAACCAGAATAATGCCGAGCATTTTCTTGTAGCCGTCTTCAAGCTCATGGAAGCGCTTGAGGTATTTGAGCACGGGCACGCTCAAATCGTGGGATTCTTCGAGGATGATGACGTGGCGAAAGCCGTTGCGGCTGCGATCCAGCAGCAGGCGTTGCACCTGGCGGCTTTTGGCTTCAAGGCGCATCTTGGGTTTTTCGTTGCTGATATCGTAGATAATGGCGTCGCACAGGCTCCCGGCCGTGACGCGCTCTTTGTCGATCACCTGCGGGTAGATCACCAGTACATCGCCATCGCGTTTAAGCTGTTCGATCACCTTGCGGCGCATGACGCTTTTACCGCTGCCGACTTCACCGATAACAGCCAGAAACCCGCCGTGACGGGCGGCGTCGAGCATGGCGGCTTCAATGTAGCGGTGTTCATCGGACATGAAGATGTCGCTATCCTTCAAAATGTCGTCAATGAAGGGATGACGAAAGAGTTTGAACTGTTTACGTGCCCCGTCTGTAAGCATGCTGACCTCCTTGGGTGTAATATCTTCCGGGTTTGCTGTGGTGACTTTTGGTTGTGTGCGATTGCGCTGGTGCCAGTTGGCCGGGCCGATGCGGTGGAGATCTTCCTCGGCTTCGTCCCAGATCGCGGCGAGTTCCAGGCCACGTTCTGCCAGAAAGGCCATGGCTGCTGGTGATTCGCTGACCACCTTTTCTACGCGGAGCGGCCATTCCGGTTCACGCTTTGGCATGTAATCTCGGTTAAGCGAGAGATTGACGGCCGTTTTTGAAACGCCGGTCAAATTCGCCATCTCGCCATGACTCAGATTCATGACATTGAGCACCTGTTTCAATACCCGCTGTTTTTTCGGCATATCCCAGCCGTTTGGTCCGTCTGTTTTGGTCATTTCCTGCCCCTGTTGGTGGTGTTACAGTGCCTGGGCCTGGTCGGCGGCCACCTCACGCCAATCCTGATTGGCGCAGATCGCCTTGATCACTTCCTCGGCCCGGTTGACTTCGATGCTGTTTCCAAAGGTTTGTTTAAGCTCACGGTTTAATGCCGGTTCGACATGGTCGATTTTCTGCCGCAGTTCATTGATAAACACCATGATCGGCTTGTATTGCGGCACGTGATCACGGGGAATTTCCAGCGGTGTGCCGCGTTTGGGAATACTGGCCGTGTTGCCGAACTTCTCGGCCTGATAACCGAACACTTTCAACGTGCCGCCGAAGGGCACATCGTTCTTCTTGCGCTCTTCGCCGTAAGCCAGATTTTCCGCCTTTTTGACCGCCTTTTGGGTGGCTGTTTCTGGTTGCGCCTTGAACTCCTGGCCGATAATGGCGCTGTTGGCACTGAACCCGCCCGCCAGCGTGCCGATGGGTTCCACCACATAGGCTTGTTTGTCATAAGTAACGGTGATTTCCGCTTTTTCCTTCCAGGTATAAGGCCGCAAAGAAACCGTCACTGTCATACCTGGACGCAAACCTTCGATGTGCTTGAGGTGGTACTCGTTATTGCGTAAAGGAATGGTGAAATCGCGCCGCACGGTGCGGGTCACTTCAGGCTCAGCGTAGATATCCTGCAAGATTTTCTCTTCGGGCAAAATGCGTAGCTGTGGCTGAGTAATGGTTTGCCAAAGCGCACAGCGGCTCGTACGGCTACGGCGTAGCTTGCGGCTGTTGTTGAAATGCACCAGCCAGTCAATGCACCATTCGTTGAGCTGCTCAACCGTGTCGGCCGGACAAAAGCGCAGCCGCGATTCAAATTGCCGTTCCACAATGTTCTGCACCACCTCGGCGCTACCTTGTCGGCGCGGGTTATGCGGCAAGGCTTCGGGGGTTTTGATGTCCAACGCCCGTAAAAACGCCTGCATGGCTTTGGCGGTATGAGCGGCACCGGCATCCATCAGCACATAAAACGGCACCCCTTGAAACGGCAGCATATCGTGATGCCCGCCACGCCAGGCACTGGTGAGAAAGTCATGCACCGTGTCCCTGTTTTCGCCGCCGATGTTGTAATACTTCACAAACAGGAAATGGCTGAAATGATCTACCAACACGTAGCGAATCAGGCGGGTTTTGATCTTGGCGAAGTTGTCGGGCTTATTTTTGTAAAAGTCCCGCTCATCCATGATTTGCATCCCTTTTTTACCCTGAAGGTAATACTGAATGCAGACCGAAGCATCGAACACATGGCAGTAGTTCGGGTGCAGGGAGGCCATGCGGATGTGTGGCGTTTCAGCGTCCAGATCGGCGGCACTTACGCCCCGTTCGCGCAGGATGGCTTGCAGACGGGAAACGGAAATCTGCCCAGGTTCAATCACGCCGTTGATAATGGCGACTTCCAGAGCGGTTTCCACCGACATGATCGTACCTTTGACCTGCCTGGAACTCTCCTTGATCAAAGACACCACATGGAGGATCTGCTCCTCGGTCAAACCAGACTTGAGGGTTCCCTTGTCGCTGCGGCGCTTGCGCTCAGGGGCATATCCGCGACTTTCGGCGAGCTTGCCCAAGGTGGAGCGGCATTTTCCCGTCAGTTCGCTGTATTTGTCCCAGATGGCTTTCTTTTCGCCGTGACCGGCCTGATTTAGCTCTTCAACCATCCTGTCCTCCCATCCCGCAGCCATGGTCTATTCTCCGTCGTCGTTGTTGACAACGCGCAGGTTCGGCGGCACCCAGCCGTCATCAAGCTCAGCATGGCCGTAACGCTCAGAGGCCACGGCGTAAGCTTCATCCATCACACGCTTGAAATAGCTCAGGGTGGTGACATACGCGGCCATCATCCGTTCGGTGGCGTCTTCAGGTAGAGGGTTGATGTCGGGATCGAATTTGAGCAGGTAGCCATCCACGGTAGTGCGGGCATTTTCCATTTGCTGCAAGAACGCCTCTTCGCCCGGTGCATAGCCCTGCTTTTGTGCGCGGGCTTCGTGCTTGGCCAGCTCTTTTTCCTGCTTATTGATCACATCCTCTTTGCCCTTGATGATGCGATCTTTTGCCCGGACGGTGGCTTTGGCTTCCTCGGCTTCTTGCGATTTTGCTTCGAGAACGCTTTCAATGGCAGTTTGGAGATCTTCGGCGTGGTCATCATCAAGAGGGATGCTTTCACTGCCGATGGTAACGGTTTGAGCTTCGATCTGAACGCTGCCGTCATGGGTAAGCTGGCGGAGTTTGCGCAGATCATGATATCCGACACGTAACTGGCGACACGTCGCCAGAAAGTCCTCTCCAAACACTTGCAGATTTTGTAAGTCCTCATCGACCTTACGGCGAGACATCCCCACGTAATCACAGAACTTATCCCAACTTCCAATACCGGGAATATCTCTGTAAATTTTCTGTTCTTTAACTTCCTTCAACCAAAGCAAACTGGCGACGTCGCCAAATTTCGACATCAGCTGGTTCGCCTGAATTCGACCAATTATCTGGTGGCATTGGGCAATCAAAGATTCTCGCTGTGTCTGTTCATTGACAGCTGCGGCTTCCTGCTTTTGTTCCATGTCGACAACGGCGAGAGCGGCTGTCGTTTGTTCGTCAACGGGTTTCTTCGCCATTTACTTCTCCAATTCGTTCAGTTGTTCAGTGTTTACAGCGATGGTGTTTTCCAGCAGGGCCTTTTTACGGGCCCAGAACAGCGCCAGCTCCATACCCAACTCGTAATGTTCACCAATCTTGCGCACAAACCCGGCATCCTCAAGGGTGGCAAGGTGACACATGATCGTGCCGTTAGCGGCATCCAGTGCGCGGGCCACTTCCTGGCCGGGGACTGGCTTCTTTTGTGCGGCCAGCATCTTCAGAATACGGGTGGTCAATTCCACCGCTGCAATGCGTTTATAGGTGGTCATCAATCATTCTCCAGCGGCATATTCCGCAAAATAAGCGCCATGCAGCCGATCAGCGCGGCACCAAGTAAGTTAATCCATGGGAACAGCGGTCCATCCGATCCGGCCAGCGATATCCCTGCAACAAAGAGTGTGGCGGCAACCAATTTCATCGCCCGCCTCCTTTCAACTGCTTTTTAAGCTTTTGCATTTCGGCAATGGTTTCATCCAGGCGGCCCAGTTGCAGGAGTCGCACCTCTTCAGCCGTCGCCACCTGGGCACCTTCAGCAGCGACAATTGTCGCCCCTGGCTCAACAATGCCGGTCACATGATGGATGGCATACAGGTAATAAGCCGGGATCGGGTAATCGCATGGTTTGCTCAAGTGATTGTTCAGGCCATGGATCGTCAATGGCTTGCGACACTCTGCCGGATCTTTCTGAGCACCTTCCTCAGTTCGTCCAAAATAGGCATTGATGCCGTCAACCAGTTGATCACGACTCATGCCGGATTCACGCAGAGTGCGTTTAATGGCGACGGCGATTTCAATACACGCCTCCATCTCGCTTTCCACGCTGACGGGGTGTGCCGGTTCGCTTGCCGCTTCAATCAAGCGAGACTTGATCTCTTCATAGCCATCCACCCGTGCGGTGAAGTCCAGACTAAGCTGATCCGGGTTATGTGCGTTGCGTCGAGCCATAATGTATTCCTGTGTCAATGACTAAAATTCGTTGAGCTTTAGAGATTGTGCCGGTTGTTTTCGACTGATACGCTTTTCACATCACACAAACGGACAGGAGAACAGCCATGATCAAATCGTTTACATTTTGCTGTACGCAGTGCCAGACCAGGACAACCGTCAACGCTCAAGAGTTTCACCGGCTGGCGGAGCATCCTTTCACCTGTAAAAACTGCGGCGCAGGGTCCGGCCCCGCGGCAAAACTGTTTTGGGTTGCCGAGAAGCTAATCCTCTCGTGGCGCAACCTCCCCACCTGCGGTTTTTTGCCTGCGGAACCCTGTCAGGTCACCGGTTCAGACATGGAACGGCCATTTTTGTATCAACTGCGCCTGACAAAAAAATACAGTGACAAAACCTACGAGTTTTCATTTACCGAGCGTGATGCCGTTGGCATTACTGCTGTGCCGCTTTTGCACTGTTGCGGGCATGTCTTGCCCGAGCCTCTGCAACGGCTACCACCCGAAATTCAAGCAGAAGTCTCAGAGTTGGAGCCACTTTTGTACTGGTGGCGTCGGTTAAATACGGAAATGTCTGAGATGTCTCTTCACAGAATTGTTTCAGCCGAGCCTTATGCCGTATCAGCCATTCATCGTTCAACTCCAAGATGGTGAGTCCCAAGCGGCTCATTTTGACATCAACACACCAGAGCAGCACATCGCGCACATCTGCCCCCCCCAACCCAAGGCGTTCAAGGGTGGCAGTAAACGCTCTTTCATTACTCATCAATGGGGTTGGTATCGTGAGTGGTAAGGGTATTTCGAGCACATTTTTTATTGGCCCAAGGGCAAAAAACTCACGCAATGCCGGGGCGTAATCTTGCCCCGAATAACGACATATAAGCGTGTCTGGCACGCCGTCCTTCAAGGCGATGTCAAGAGCCTTTTCTGCCGAAAGAACAACAGCGGTGCCCTTCTGATGTTCATCACAGCAATCATCGAGATCTATGTTGTTTTCGGCAGCAAGAGACCTGGCCTGAAGCAGAGAATAATGGACGCCTGGCAATGCATTGCTGTTGAGCATTTGCTGAAAACAGAAAGGACACATTGGGGCTTGTTTCATAACAACCTCATTTTTAAAACTGTTTTGATTTGCTTTCTCACGCCTAGTTTGAACCCGACGCTGACGCCGTTCTTTTCGGTGTTCCTCGCACCGCTGACTGATGTCGATCGCGTTGTCTTTAGCAATCTGGCGGCACTTTTCGCGGGAATAATGAACTCCGCGCTGGTTCGTGTTCATGGCTTTGTAAAAACAGTCCGGGCAGGCTTTACCGCTACTGATATCCAGCGTTGACGGTCTGGTTATGATGCGCTCCATAATTTCTCCGTTTTCAAAACCGTTTTGACGCGGTTTGGCGATTGCGCTATAAACACTATTAATGCATCTGTTAATAACGGCTCAGCTGGCGGCGCACTGCGCCAGCGGTTCAACGCGTGGGCCACGGCCATGTGCCGGATAGCGGGTAGGGAAAACCTTGACCACATCCATGCGGATCGACTTGGCAATCTCACGCTGCACGCGATCAGAGGTACTCTTACCCAAAATGACCCGGTGGACATGGGCAGCGGTTACCCCGCACTTGCGGGCGACTTTGGCCTGAGAAGAGCCGGTACGAATCATCTCAATCTTGATTTCAGTGGGGGTCATATCTTCGTTCATGTGGTGACTCCTTTCTTCTTGCGGTTTATGGCTTGCATAATATGTAAGCGAAAAAGGGTTGATACTTGGAACCAAAGCCTGAAAATACGCGGTCTGAACTTGGCGCCAGTGCTTTATGCATCAGTTCCATGGTGGCATTTTTGACCGCCGCGGCATTTGCAAAGTCCGGTTTCGGCCTGTGGGAATGGTGGATCTTCGTTATTGCCGGCGCAGCTTGGATTACCTGGTTCGCAAGAGGCTTCTTGTCCTTGCACCTCAGAAGATTCACCCTGGAGGCGAATCAGGATTTTTGTGAGAAGCAACTCGCGACGGTAGCAGCCCAAAGTGACCTCTTGCGTGCGTATCGCGAGCTGCTTAAAACGACGGGTGTCGGCCCGGTCGCGCCACAAAGCCCAGATGAGCAACAAGACACAAACAAACAGCAAAAGGTCGGCAACGAGAGTCAGTTCAACGTGTGACAGCGGCATAACGGCTCCTTTTTTTAAAACTCAACATATTGCGCTTTTTGTCCGCGCTTTTTTGTTAACTTGGAAATAACGATAACTTTCTTTTTTGAAAGTTTCAAGAAAAAACTTAACTTTTGGAAAGATTCCTATGTCTATAGGCCTGCGAATAACACAAGCTATTAAAATAATTGGAATTAATCGCGCAGAGCTTTCGCGCAGGTCAGGCGTTCCAGAAGGTCAATTGTCTAAAATCGTTAATGGCCACACTAAAAGCCCAAGAGGTGAGACTTTATCTAAAATCGCAAAAGCACTTGAAGTGCAAGAGGGGTGGCTAATTACAGGGGAAGGTGAAAGGGAGATCAGTAGTAAACAAGAGCCTACAAGCCTTCATCCAAGGGCTGCTGCCCTATTGGACAACTGGGAGCATCTAAGCGAAGAAGACAAGGCAGCTCTTGAGCGTATGGCTTTTGCGTTGGCGCAATCGGATAAAAAAATAAACAAGGCTGAATAAAAGGAGAAGAGATATGGCACTGAGTCGCGAACAAATATTTGAAGGAGCAACCGGCAACCAGTTTATTGCAATAGATAAACTGCCCGACTCTCAAGGTCCCTTAAATCGCTTCAAAGTGCTGGAAATCAAAATAACTAAAGGGATGTCTCCAGATCAACTGATCAATGCGTTAATTACAGCCCTGGGTGAAAAGCCCAAGTATGGAGGTGGGGAAATCAGGGCGAGGCAACTATCCTCCTTACTTAAAAGCGCAACCAAGAATGTCGGCAAGCTGATTTTTATTATCCAGAGCGCCCATCTACTACCGCCACGCACTATAACAATAATGAAATCTCTTGGTGAAATAACTGAAATGGCTGGATTCGTATTCTGTGGCGAAATGAATAAATTTAAAAAGAAGCTGGAAAAAATTGACGGAATGAATCTTCGAACAGAGGTTATCTCTAAGGCGTAACTGGCCAGATATTGACAATGGACCAATCTTGCTATCTACTCCCGTATAAAAGGAGGGCAGCGCTATGGATATGGTTCATTTTCAGTTTGAAGGGTTGGCGTTAAAAGAATCCTGCTGGTTTGACGGGAAGCCATATTTTACCGCACGGGCGATCGGGGAACTGCTTGAATATAAAGACCCCGTTCGAGACATAAATCATATCATCAGACGCAATCCACACATCAACGACCCGAGGTGGTCAGTAGTGGGTAAACTGCCCACTACTGACGGAAAAAAATACAACACTCGGATATATGATCCGGTCGGCCTACAACTTATCATTTTTGAATCTCGGCAACCTAAAGCCGTTCAATTTAAAATTGCCGTTGCCAACCTGGTCTATGACTATATGAACGGCAAACTCAAACCTTCAAAGTGGGCACAAAAAGGCGACCTGCTTTCAGCCGCCAGGCAAATCCTCTCTTTACCGCAAGGCCGCAAACGGGCCGCCCTGGTAAAAGACCTGGCAAAACAGGAAGGTTGCAACATCTCAACCGCCTACCGCCGAATCGAATTAGCCACCGGACAACGCCTGAAAACAACCAAAGGCCAGCCGATCCACCGCAGTGACAAAGGCTCTTCAAAATATCCCGACGAAAAACAAGCCGTCAGGGTTTATCTACAAAAAAATCCCGACTCACAAAAAGCCGAGATCAAGAGAGAACTAAACCTCAAAGTTTCAACCAGCACAGTGAAAAGATGGATCCGAGAAATCAAAAAAACTCAGGATCAATAATTCCATCAAAACACTTTTGAAAAAACAGCCAAAAATAATCTCTTCAAGGCAAACGTAAAGCAACGTAAATCACAATTATCGTAATGTTGGGGTTTTGAATATCATAGGCCCCCTCACCATCGACGTCAAGCAGACGACCACACAAGGTTGTGGTTCCAAGATCCAGCGCCAAAAACAGGGATGACGACATGCTCAACTCCCGCTGCAGAAGGATAGAACGTTAAGGCAGTTGGGGCAAATAGTGACGAGGCACGCGCTTACTGATCTGGCAGAAGACCTCATAGGAGATTGTACCAATTTTTTCCGCCCATTGTTCAGCCAGCACCCATTGGTCGCCATCGCAGCCGAGCAGTGTCACGCTATCCCCACACTGCACATCCGGAACATCGGTCACATCGAGCAACGTCCAGTCCATGCAGACGGTTCCAGCAACCGGGGCCTGGCAACCGCGCACCAGAGTGGTACCGCAATTTGACAGCAAGCGATTATACCCGTCAGCATACCCGACCGGAATGGCGGCAATCAGCGATGGACGCTGCGCC